AAGTTCATCTCTCCAAGAGAATGACTCTTTTTTACTGTTACCATAGTTAGCAGCACCTTTCTTACGACACTGAACTAATCTACCAGATGCATATGCAGAAGGCCAAACACTTGCACTTGCTTTTACTTTTTTGTAGCAAGCATCTTTCTTACCACTACCCTTTCCTTTCTTGTCTGCCTCTACTACTACTTCTTCTACCTTGTATGCAGGAACCTTTGCACCTTTAACACCTCTTCTTGCCTTATGATCTTCTCTACGTTTATCAATTAACTTACCTCTTTTATTCTCTGGATCAAACATTGCTGGTTCACCATATCCAGGCCCCTTGCTTCTATAGTTTCTGATAGATGCTTTACCGTAATCGCTACGACCTTTATCTACCTTTGCTTCACCAATAGGTTTACAATTAGGAACTAACTTACCACCCTTCTTCTTCATACCTTTTGCTCTATAACCCTTCCAACATGCTTCATCTACAACTTCTTCTTTATTAAGAACATATGCCTGATAAGTAGGAGACTTTTTCTTTACTGTTCCACCAGATCTTTTCTTTGCTTTGTTACCAGCACCTCTATCAGAATCTTCCCAGTCACCAGATACTTTCTTTCCTGTTAGAGATGTATATGGTTTGTAACCTTTACCACCTAGTCTTTCATTAACTAATCCTTTAATAGCATTAACAGCTGGTTTATGTTCATCACTAACAACCTTCTTCACATCCTTTGCAAACTTAACTGCTTTCTTAGCACCAGCAGCAAATCCTTTACCAAATACTCTGGCACCTTGAGTTGCTTTACGATGTCTCTTAACACCTGCCTTATATGCACTACGGATTTTATCACCTAATCCTTCCTTCGATGGTTTCTTAGCAGGTTGAGTCTTCTTTACTTTAGCAACTGCCTGAGTAATCTTTTTGTTTCTAACACCTCTGTGCTCTGCTTTTGGTGTTTCTTTCTTACCATCACCATCATAATCTTTCTTAGAAACTTTCTTAACAGGTGCTTTCTTTACTGGAGTTTTCTTTTTAGCGGATGGTTTATCATCGTAAACTGTAACATCAGTTTCTTTCTTCGCATATGAAGGAGCATATTCTCCTTTCTTTGATTTTCTTCTTGCTGCATCTGCCTTGTCTACCTCTTTCTTTACTACATCATACTTCTTTGCTCTAACAGAAGCCTTTCTTGCTGCCCTCTCTTCATTAAGTTCTACAGCAGTACCATCATCAATAAAATCAATAAAATCAACAAGACCAATATCTTCAATAAGTTGTTCTAAACCCTCTTCATTAATACCTTCCTCATAGAAATACTCAACAGCACCATCTATGTCTGGTTCATATCCTGCAACAATACCTTCAGCATCACCACTATTCACTGCTCTTAACTTCATGCGAATAATTCTTTTCTTCATCATCTGTTCTTTTTGCTTTTCTCTTTCTACTCTTCTCTTATCAGTCTCTTCATCATCTACTTCTTCTACATGAAGTAACTGCCCACCAAGATTCTCTGCAACTTCTTGAGCACTCTCTTTAAAAGTTGGATTAATTTTAATTTTATTCTTTACTTTCTTTTCTTTAATTGTTGGTTCATCAGCAATGTCTTCTTCTGCAGAAGCATCTGTAACAATCTCACGAAGAGTTAAATCTGATCTCCAATTAGAGAAACTATTCTGCATTTGAAACTGACCTTTAAGACCATCATGTTTCCTTACACCATCCCTCTTGGTATTAGTAACACCTAAAGCATCTGTAACTGCATCTTTAACTTTACCTAATTCATGTCTTTCATCAGTATCCCTTTTTACACCTTTCCCAATCTTTCGTGGTAATTTTAAATAATTTTTACCATCAACTGTATGATATCCACCTTCATCAATTGTTTCTTCCTTAACAGCAGCTCTTGTAGGTCTCTTCTTACTACCAATCTGTTTCTTTAAACTTTCATAGTCATGTCGAACTCTTATCTCTCTTGCTTTATCCTGATCAGCAGGATTATCACTAGCAGATAATGCGGATGCTTTTTCCAACTGCTTCAGACTAGCTTCAGCTATCTTATCCAAATAAATTTGGCTAATAGGGTTCAGGGGATTTGCAGAGATGCCACTGGACATTATATTACTTCCTAAGTTTATACTTATTTATGAATTCCTCAATATTAAAGTTCTGTATTTTCTTTGTTCCAGTCATTGCCATAACATTCTTACGATATCCACCAGTTCCAACTAACATATTAGTATGTGTTTTATCTCTCATTCTCTTCTCCATTTTCTTCTCACTATACTCTGCTAGATCATGTGTCCATGATTTAAACATTACATTTTCTTTCGTTACACTAATTAGATAGTTAGTTCCTCTGCGAATAATCTTACCAACTAATCCAGTATTTAAACTCTCAACTAAATCGCCAATGTTAAATATCTTCTTCCTAAAATAATTCTCACGCAACCCTCTCGGATCTAACTTGGGAGCAACCATCCAAAGATCAATCTCTTCTTCTACTTCTTTAGACTTCTTATCTTTCTTTGAACTCAATCCTATTCTAACTGCATCAAACAATGCCTGACCATCAGCATCATCCATTCCACTAGGAAGACCTCTCTTAAATGCCTGATAATCATCATCCATCACTGCCTTTCTCTGCTTGGATGAAGATACACCTTCTACACCTTCTGCATCATCATCACGAGGCCCTGCAGATATAGTTTTAATTTCTTTAAAGTTATATAAGTCACCATTATACTTTGTTGCTAGGTTTTCAAACTCACCTAACCTATCAGCACCTACAACTATATTAATACCAGTATATCCTTCTTCTGCTGCTGTTACTAATACATTAAAAATTGATCTCATCTCAGGATCATTAATAATCTGTTCCTCAAAATTAGGGAACATCTTTCTCATATATGAAACCTTCATGTCAGGATCAATAGGATTCTTAGAACTATCCTGTGTACGTGATGGATATATCTTTAAGTCTCCACCTGCTGCTGCTTTCTCTGCTTGTTGTAATAGTTTTTCGTGACCTTTCGTTGGAGGATTAAATCTACCAAATACAACAGTTAAGGTATCAAGTGCATGATCTAGATCACTTCCTTCTGGTTCTGCTGCTTTAGGTTTTGCTGCTGGTGCAGGTGCTTGTGCTGCTGCTGGTCTTTCTTGAGTAGCAACTGGAGTATTAACACCTTTAGGTTGTGGTGGATCTTGACCTGCTCTTTGACGTTGATTATAAAACTGTAACTTACCACCTTCAGTTTTAGCTACAAACTCTCCTTTAGAGTCCAACCACCCACCATGGCCATCACTCTTAAGGTTTAACTTCCTTGCTTGTTCTGATGCTTTAGAGGTTGCTTCAGATATAAATCGTAGAAAGGTCTTCATTATAGATTACTGTTATACTATATTTAGTGTAGTTTTATTTCTCAATTATACAATCATCTTGCATCTGGGTAACAAAATCATCAGATAAAGTTGCAAAGAATTGTGGTTGTTGTTTAAAATCGCCCTTATATCTTAACTGTAAATCTAAAATAGTAGTTCCATCTTTGGATAATTTATAAAATATTTTTGCAGCATTAGTAGATTCCTTTTGTGCCTTATCAAACTCCATCTTATATGGTTTTTTATTTCCTGCAAGATTTGCTAGACCACATAATATGGTATGTTGTGGTATAACCTTTGCAGGTTTTAATACCAATTTATCTTTACTAGGATCTTTTTTATTAGGAGAATAATCCGCATATCCCGTTACTAAAGCAAATTCAAAAGACATATTTCCAATATCTTTTGCTTGAAGTTTTGTTTGCATTTTAGTTTTTAAAACAATATCAATTAAACTATCAGCAAAATACTCTGCATTATCTTGAATAATATTATTAAATCCCTGATATAATTCATTATCATTTTTTGCTAAGTCTGCATTAATATAGTCTCTCAATCCTACTTCACCTTTTTTAGCTGAATCAAAAAAAGTATTGCCTTCAACAGTTCCACCAATATCACTAAGATCAACTGGTTTATCATCAGAATTAAATCCCTTAATATTAATCAAATCATATTTCTTACCACCATTAGGAGCTTGAACTTTATGATTCCATATTTGTTCATCACTCATCTTACCAAGATCTTTAATATTAATAATCCCATCATCTTGTGCTTTTCTAACTACTTTTGGAAAATATGATTGCCGTATTTTATTTAATTTTTCTCTTGGTTTATCAAATTTAGGTCCATCTATAAAAGTAGAATATGCTTTATTAATAATTGTAGGATCTGCACCCTTTACATTTTTCTTTTTCTTTAATGATATTCCATAATATGTCTGATCATCAACTTCCACAACCATATCAGAAGAATTGTAATCAAATCCACTTGACTCATTTTTTAATCTAAAATCAGATACTGCTTTAGGCCACTGAGCACCTGTCAAATAAACCGCAGGGAGAACATCAACATTATCTCCAAACATTTTAATAAATTTTTTAATTCCTATTGCAGCAGAAAATCCTGCCACAATATTAGCAACTAAATCATTTCTTTTTTTATCTTTCAAAGTAGGAGCAGTTGAAAACATTTGCTTAAACCTATTATCAAGAGGTTTAACATTAGATACTGCTGCCAATCCATCTGTTGCTGCCCAACTTATTAAATCTCCACCAGTATTATCCTTTACAAGTTCATTTATTTTTGATGTAGGAATCAATAAACCAGCAGCACAAAAAACCTCCGAAGGTTCTAAAGAGGTTTTCTTCTCAGTACTTTTAGTTGCCATCTAACTCTTAAAGTAATGGTCTATCACTTCTACTTGATCATGATAACGGGCAATCTTATCCAACTCTACTTGTATTGCTTCAGTAATATCTGAATGCTCTCCAATACCAGCAGGATGCTCTAGGTAAACATTAACGTTTGCCCTATGCTTTGCAATTTCACCTTGTGCATGTGCCTTAACAGCTGCAATTAACTGTTCTCTCATATGTAATGGTGGCATTTGTCACTCTCCTTATTATTATATCATACTATGGGTTATTTATCAACGATTTCTTGCTGCTTTTCTTGCTGCTGCTTTTGCTTTTCTTTCTTCATGTTCTCTTCTCCTTTTCTCCATTGCAGCTGCAACACCTTCTTTAGCCTTCTGAACTAATGCGTCTCTACGGTTTTCTGTAGCAGCCTTAGACTCAGCACCTTTTCTTTTATAACGAGCAACAGTATCTGCTGATCGTTGCTTAAGTGCAACTTTCCTTGATTCTAAATCTTCAGAAAGTTCTCTAAAAGATTTCATCTTTTAAGCACTATATCCTTTATAGTGCATCTCTTTACCAGCCTCATTTGTATAGGTTTCTCTTTCCATTCTACCACCCATTTCACCACGCCTTCTTGCAGCATTTCTATCTGCTGCTCTTCTTGCTGCTGCCTTTCTTGCTTTTTCATATGCAGTCTGTGCTTCATCAATCTCAATTCCAGAAATCTTGGCGATCTCTTCCACAGTAAATTTACCAGACTCAACTAACTTTTCAAAAACATCTAAATCTTCTTTAGCTAACTTATCTATAGCACGATCAATACCCTTCTTACGAGTTGCTTGCTTCTTTGTTTCTTTATCATCCTCTGCATCTGGTTCATACATACGCTTCTCACTTTCACCATGATCAAATGACCTATTAGCAAGATCAGTTGTTGCTTTCTTTGCATAAGAAGCATAAGTTACCTTCTTAAGTTCACCAAGGTAATGATCCATTGCATCTATTTTAACTTCCTCATCTGCAGATGCTCCACCCTTGTAACCCTTTTTAGCTGATTTCACTGCACCAACTGCTGTTCCTGCAACACGCCCTGCTGCTCCTGCAGTCTTTTTAACAACTTTACTTGCAACTTTAACACCGCCTACTGCAGCTTTACCTGCAACTTTGGCAACATCAGCACCAGCACTTAAACCTTTATCAATAGCAGATCCTATAGACTCATCAACCTCATGAGATTCCTTTTTCATTGCCTTTTTAATGGCCTTATCCTTAGAACCAAAATACTCATCCTTACCACTTTCTATTTTACCATCTCCATCATAGTCTTTAGCAGCTTTCTTTTCACCAAGAACTTCTGCATTCTTATCATCGTTAATATAATGCTCATGGTGCATTTCACTAACAACATCTAGATGGGCAACTGGAACATTCTTAATAAGTTGCTCACCAAACATTACATCATAATGAGTGATGTTACCAAACCTATCAAGAGTATGCATTTCCTTGATGCAATCGCCTATACCATAAGACTCATGCTTTACTTTAGATGCACAGTCATGACCAACCTTTTTCTTTTTCTTTCCCTTTCCATATCCTTCTTTCATAGAGTTACTATCTTGCTTACCATAGGTTATACAAGGATCTTGACCACACCCACAATTCTTTTTCTTACCCTTCTCTTCTTTCATATGATCAGCAGCCTTATACATTGGCTTACCAGTTTTCACATTCTTTTTACCTGCTTTATATGCTTGATATGCTGGTGTGTTACCTTTCTTATCAGCATTAGTCACAACCATACGGTTATCTTTGGGTGCTTCTTTCTTGCCACCATAGACTGCTTCATCAACTTCAGTCATCTTTCTATAGATAGCATTCAAGTCTGATAGTTCTTTCATTAAGCCCATGAGAGGTTATCCTTAATACTTATTCTACAATATATTTATAGATCTCCCTCCTTACGATTCTCAGATTTGTGAACATCAAACTCTCCACCAGGATAACGTGCTTTCAATTTATCCACGTTCATTTCTATTATTTCATCAAAGGTAGTATCAAGTGCCATACAGGCTTGAGCAAGATACCAACAAATATCACCAAGTTCTCTCTTCATATGAAAGATATTATCTTCATTATATGGTTTACCTTGGAATATAATCTTCTTTACTACCTCAGTAAACTCACCAGACTCAGCAGTCAATCCAAGTGCAGCAGTTAATAAACGTGGAACATCAGCATCTTTTGTGCAATCTAATTGCGTAACATGAGAGAGTAATGATGGTAAATCTTTGCTAGGAAAACTTGTAACCTCATTAACAAAATCAAGATATTTTTCGGTGTCTACAGTCATACTTTTTTCTCCTCTACGATAGCAGATGATTTATGAAGTTGTTCTAGAGCTTCTAAAACTTCAGGAGTTTCTTCCCAACCCCACTCCTGATTATGCTGCTCATTTTTCTTTTCAATCTTATGTGTTCTTAAAGTCATTAGAATTTAAAATCTCCGAATGTCTTCTTAGGTTTCTCTTCATGAGTATACTCTTCTTCTTGCCCACTGTCAACTATATCTTCCTGTGCTTTCTGTTCACAATCATATAATCTCATCTTTGCTCTATCAATACCAATAACAAATCTCTTATTCATTGTAGGATCGTTATATCTATTCTTCAACTGCTTCACCATAATCTGATTTAATGCTTCCAACTCTTCCGTAGAAATAAGGGCAAACATAAGGTCAGCAGTAGCAGGGAGTCCAAAAGACTCAGAGGTGTCAGTAAGGTCCACATCGCTACTAGCAAAGCCGCTACGAGTAGTTTGAGTGGCAGATACAATCGGAAGGTTCGCCTCAACTGCGAGACCCCGTAATTCTTCTGCGATTGCTTTGATGTATGAATAGGAGTTGACATTAGCATTTCCTCTATACCTACTAGAGGCACAGATATTAAGATAGTCTATGAATATTATATCAGGTCTGAAAGACTTTTTCAAGGCAAGTTCATTTAACAATGATTTAAAATGACCAGAGTGTGCAGATGCAGTAGGATACTCTTTTATAATTAATGTTCCTTGCGTCTTCTCAGAAAGTTTGATTACCTTACCTTCAAACATTGGTTTAGGTAAATCTGTTATATCTTGAATATTGACATTAAGTAAATTAGCATCGATCCTCTCCGCAATCTTTTCCTCTGCCATTTCGAGAGTGATGTAGAGAACGTTCTTTCCTTGGAGTAAAGCACTGCTAGCCACATGACACATGAATAAAGATTTTCCAACCCCTGTGCCAGCAAGAGCAATGTTGAGAGTCTTATTCGGTATCCCTCCTTTCGTAATCTTATCAAAATATTCGAGGTCGAACGGGATCTTATCTTCCTTGCGGTGATACGATTCGAACCTTTCTTCATAGTCTTGTAAGTAGTCATGACCTATATGATTATCGAAAGAAACAGCCAAAGCATCAGAGAGAATACCAGGAATAGCATCCCTTCCTTTCTTGTCATCTTTTCCATCAGCTAATTGAATAGACTCCATCAAGGCTAGATATATGGCACGGTCTCTACACCACTTCTCAGTAGTAGAAACTAACCATTCAAACTCCGATGGTTCATTTTCTAAAGATCCTATTAACTCCGTAATATCTTTAAAGGAACTATCATTAATATCTTGACGTTTCTCTGCTTCTATACACAGGATCTCTTTAGTTGCTGGTTTATTATATTCCTCTACAAAACTAAGAATCTCTTCAAACACAACTTTCTGATTATGATCTTCAAAGTAATCTGCCTTAACAAAAGGAATTACCTTACGAACATACTCTTCATTATGTAAAAGATTTCTAAGAATTAGAAATTCAACATTATCCATGAGGAACATCAAAAACAAAAGTTATCCTGGTTTCGCTACCAAGATTCACAGTACCGTGAGGTATCTTATTATTAAACCACAAAAGTGTTCCAGGGTCAACCACAACATGTTCATTTCCAACAAAATACTTATATTGACCCTGTATAGACAAATGATATCTATCCTTGTCTAAGTAATAAGTTCCTTCATCAATATGAGCTCCAACAATTTCACCTGGAGGTAATGCAAGAAACCCACAACGACGATACTCAGGATAGTTTTTATTTAAGAACTTTCTTATTTCAGAATGATTTTTATATGCAGGTGTTTTATTACATATCTCAGTATCACCAACTTGCTCATCTGGATTCTCAATACCACCCATCACCAATTGAAGAACATCAACTGATGTAATATATTGATGAGGATCTTTTAACTTAACATTTTCAATCTTCTTTTGAGATCCCCAATCTTCATGATACTTATCTAACTGTGCTTTAATCTTAGAAACATTAATACCCTTTTTAATAATTTTTATATTGTTCATGACCCATAACTATATTCCTTTTGAGCGATTTCATCAAGGGCTTGCATCACTTCTGGAGTAAAATACTCTTCAGGATTAGCATAGATTTGTTTTGCATATATCTTCTTACCATTCATTTCATATCTACCTGCAACATTCTTCCATAATCCTCCTATCTCTCCCAGTTCAAGAAGACCATAATACTTATCAAGACCACGATCATCATAGTAAAGACGTATCTCAACTTGCTTATTCTCTTTACTTAAACGTGATTTATGCGTCTTTGCTTTGACAATGTTTCCGATGACTTCTTTGCCATCTTTTTCTTTTTTCTTGCTGAGATATATGATTGTACTCGCTGCATACTTGAGTCCCGAACCTCCTCCCATTTCCTTAGTTGGAACATAAGCTCCGATGACATCATACGTATGGTTTGTGACAATGAGGGGGACATTTGCTTGGCCAAGTTTGAGAGTTAACATTCTAAATGCTCCCTTCACCAATTGAGATTTGGTCATATCACGAACTTGTTTATCATCAAGTGCGTCTCTGATTTCTTTTTCTGTGGAGAGCATACCCAACGAGTCTAACACAAACATGCAAGGTTTGCGATCTTCTGTGTTGGTCTTTAAATATATATCAACTGCTCTTAGTGCTTTACTTCTAAACTCTTCAATTGTAACTACATTTACAACAACTAATCTTTTTAGGTCAATCCCACGAGACTCAAGTAATCCTTTATTAACTGCGGCTTCAGTATCAAAATAGAGACAATACCCATCAGGATTAGAATCAAGGAAGTTCTTAACCACTGCGAGGGAGAAAAAAGTCTTACCAGTGCTGCTTTCACCAGCAATGGCAGTAATACGATTGGAACTAATACCACCAAATACACTACCTGATAACAGGCTATTAAAAATGAACGAACCCGTATCAATAAAAGTTTCAGTTTCATCGATGTCGGCTGCGAGTTGGGTGAAGTCATTCCCGATCTCCTTGACTATTTCTTTCAAAAAATCCATATCAAATACCTAATAATTTACGTTGTCTTTCAAAGTAACCTTTTAGAATCCAAGAACTACTATTTCTTTTTTCTTCTCCTCCAACACCCCACATAAATTTAACACGAGGGTTGTCACCAAATTTTTCAAACTCTGGAGTATTCTCCTGTGCTCTATCTCCACCATTACAGAAAATAACTTTCTCAGCAATATCTAAACATTTTTCAATAGCACCACAAGCAGAACCTGCTTCATCATCTTCCCAAGAGATAACTGCATCAACCATTTCCAAATGCCTAATAACTTCAGCACGTTCAACCCATGATAAGAAATATTGACCTTTCTTATGGGTTAACCATTCTTCGGTATTTAAACCAACTACCAAATAATCAGAAAGGTCTTTAGCTCTTTTAAAGTATGATATATGACCACTATGAAGAGGATCAAATCCACCAGTAACAAGACTCACTTTTTCAAAAAACATTAGATCACCATCCCATGAGATTCACGAAGTATTTTTTTATAAGGCCCACCAGGATTTGCATCCCTTGTTTCTTTAACTAATTTAAGTTTCTGATACAATGCCGTATCACCACCAAGAGTCATTGCTTTAATAATTGTAGCAAGCTCTTTGTCGTCTACAGGTAAGTCCATTTAGATAAAAAAGGATTCGAGGTTTACAGTTTTTTCCACGTTCCAACCAATCGCATCTAAGATTGCTTTAAGTGGTTCCAAGAAGGCTTTCTCAAATTGTAAGTCATAATCTATATACTTGTCAAGTCCGATTTCCACGGGAAAATCCTGAATAAACGAAATAATATTCTCACGAATAATATTTGGTTTTTTCAGATAACAGAACTTGATTTTTTCGCCATTTTGGATGAGTGAATATTTATTATCCAACTTATGTTTTTTGACATAATGATTGAATAATAACGCACCACGTATATGTATAGGAGTTCCTTTTGCATATATTGTAGAAGATGCTTTATACTTCTCTACATTAGATGCAGAACGAGGAAATGATATATCTTCAGGAGGTAATGTCTTGAATTCCTTACGTGATTTTTCAATGAAATCAATTACTTCATCTTCTGTTCCATTCATCATTATCTTCAAAGCATTTTTAATCATAGTGCGACAAGGTGCTGGTGTTGAAGATTTAACTGCTTCAATACCCATCATCTTTAGTTTGGGTTCTTCGTATCGAACTCCTTCACTATCCCACACGTTAAGAATATATCTTTTCTTAGCAGTCCATATACCACGATCAGCAATATTCTCTCTTGCCATGACCATTTTCTGATCATATGCATTTACATAGGATGCCAATTTTTGGTAAGAACTTTCAATAAAAGGCTCAAATTCCATTTCACAGACCTTGTTAAGGAACGTGACAATGCCCTCATTAGTTTTCTCTCTTCCCTTGTATACAGTCTCGACCAAAGGGCCCAGATTAAGATAAATGGAATCGGTATCAGAAGCAATAACATAATCAACACCTTCAGTTTTTAAGATCTTATTGATCTTTTGATTCATTTTGTTTTCTATCCAACGAATGGATACTTGACCACTTAAGGTAATGGCTTCAGCGTTAGCCAATTTGTAATATCGAAAGTACTGATTGCCAATAGCACCATAAGCACTGTTAAGCGATATCTTCTTCGCCATCTGGATATTGTTGCATCTCGCAATTTCTTTGGTAAGTATTTTACTTGGTTTCTTTTCATAGTCTTTCTTTGCTTGAATCATTCTTTTTTTAAAAATGACACGATCACTATACATCTTCTCCATAAGTTCTGGTAAGAACCCACGAACATCTTTACGATACTGTGCTCCATTTGCACACACAGCATACTCACCATCAATTACCTCTTGCTCCGAGAGGAGTCTATCAACTGTAACGGATGGATGCCGTAATTCACAGAGGGTTTCTGGCGAAATATTGTATTGCATAATAAGATGAGGGTACAGGCTATTAAGGTCAAAACTGACCACCCAATCATACTTTCCTGGAATCGGTTCTTTGACATAAGCCCCAGCATACTTTTCATTCTTTTGAGATCTATTCTTAGGAGGAATAACAATATTCCTCTTCTTCAAATAATTATAAATGATCGTATCCCACATTCGCACCTGATAGAATACATCGTTGTAATTAACCTTAGCATCATATGCCATAGTCAATGCCAACTCAATCAACTTCATCTTGTCTTCCAAACGGTCAACAAGTTCAACATCAATTATATTATACTCAATAAACTTTTGCCAACCCTTTGTGTAGAAATCCTTAAACGTATCAAACTCACTATGGTCTAACTTCTGCTGACCAAGTTCTACCTTTGCAATATAATCTAATCGATATGATTCTTGTGCCTTATAAGTAAACTTCTTATAAAGATCGAGATAATCTAATTGAGTTACACCACCAACATCAAATGTAGTATGAGTTCTTCCCATGATATGAACTTCACCTTCACTACATAATCCCCAAGGTGACATCCTCTTCATCAACTTTTCACCAAGCACCCTTCTAAGACGTTTGCAAATATATGGAATATCATATAATTGAATGTTCCATCCAGTAATCACATCTGGAACATCTTGCATCCAATAATCAATAAAGGAACTTAAAAGTGCATGTTCTGTAGGGCAATAATGATATGTTACATCTTTCCTATTATTCTGAAAGGGTTTACTTCCCCAAGTAACAATCTGCTTAGTTGTATAGTCTTGTATTGTGATTGCCAGAATCTCTTCGAGGCACGATTCCACATCAGGGAAACCTTGCTCAGACGCAACTTCAATATCCAAAGTAACAAGCTTAATTTTAGATATGTCAAACTTGATCTCATCCTCTGGGTATTTCTCTGAAATATATTGGTAAATATACCTGTCATTCCCGTATATCTCAAATCCCTCAACATCTTCATATTTCTTATAGAACTCCCTACAATCTCTAACTGATCCTGGATTAATTGCTTCAACGGTCTTTCCACTCAACGTTTTATATTTAGTCTTCTTTTTAGAATTAACAAAAAGAGTAGGGAAGAATTCATCCCTATGCTCATACCTTCTCCCATTCTCAACTCCACGAACCAGAAACTGATTCCCGATCAATTGAACATTAGTATAGAAACGCATTATTTAAGAAACTTCAGTCGGTAGAGTAGGTGGAGTATGTAGAGTAGGTTGTAGAGTAGGCTTAAGAAGTCTTTCGTATTTCTCAAGTAAAGTAGGTTTGGGATCTACAAGTGTAAGTATCTTATCTGATGATAACATAAAACTATTCTGATTGGTAAAATCTACCATCCAAGGAGAAAGTGTATCTTGTTCTCCAACCAGATAAGGTTCAATTAACTTACAATCAGGTTCACCTGGAACTGCTGCAGGAACTTCCTCAATCTGTGAGACCAGTTTTAAGTTGTTCATCAGAACTATCAGTTGTATCGGTATCTTCGGTTGATTGTCCATTGTTTAATACATCCTTTTCATACATTGCTTGAATCTTCTCTATTGGAGTTACCATCGTAACAACCCAATCTGTGCTGAGAGGAATAGATCTTTCTCTCGCTATCGGCATCCAAGGAAACATTGTCACTGACAATTCAGATCCTTTCTGTGATGCAGGAGCTAACTCCTCTTGTGTTGGAGTTCCTGTAGTTTGAAGTTTTACTACAACTGGTTTTGTGAGAAAATAACCCATTACTTCATTATTGGAAGACATCATTTCTTGCACATCAGCAAGAACATCTTCCCCAGATTTTAAAACTAAAACCTTAATAGTCATAATTTAATCATTCCTCCAATTATTATAGCAAAGAAAAAACACCCTGTCAATTGACAGGGTGCTGATCCATCTCGAACTAATTCTATTTATAGCCAATCTTTTCTGGCATGGTGATCTGGAACAATCTTACCTACTGTAACAGTAAGTAATCCATCTTCAAATTCAACTTTCTGCACCTCTGTATCATCAGAGATACCCCATGATCTTTCAAAGGATCTTTGAGCAAGACCTTTAAATACTAATTGATCTTTATCCTCTTTCTCTTCCTTTTTCCCTTCAACAATTAATTTACCAAATTCAGTGTAAACTTTGACTTCTTTCTTTTTAAATCCAGCAAGAGCAACCTCAAGTCTGGTTTCTACATTGTTTACCTGAACTATGTTATAAGGGGGATAGTTCTCTGTTCTTGTATCGTTCCAAAAACGATTAAGATAATCATCAAGACCAATACTGTTTCTCTGAATCCTTTCCATTAATTCAGGAAGATTGGCAGCATGATACCTTTGAAGGTTAGTCATTTTCTTAGCTCCTTATTAAGCGAGTTTGTTTGTATGGATCCTTTCGGCATCCATTACTAATTATACTACATTTCCTATTCAAGAAAATCGGTTAACTCTACAAGTTTAGTTCGGGTATCCTTCCAATCACTAACATGATGCGGATAACCGCCCATTTTCTTTACTGCTTTTGCTAAAGAATAATCATTACCTTCTTCTTCCATTCTATCACCAAAGAAGTGTAACTCATCATCCTTATTGAAATCTCTTAATATCTGACTCTTATCTCCACCTATAGGTGCTATGTCAAGCCCTGTCTGACCACCTACAGTAGCATATAAATCAGGAAATCTTTTGTTAAATCTTCTAGCAATACTTTCTCTCTCATGCTCATCCTTATCCCATTCTTTATATACTTCTCTTTCTGTCCAGTTTGCACCTCTACCTAAAATACTAAAGTTTATACAACCTGGTCGTTCTTCTATATGTGGATCAGTTCTTATCATGAACTGACTGTAATCCAATTCATCTTGTAAAAATTGTCTTACTTCATCAGATGGTTCCCATGTATCTCTATAAACATTAACATCTCTATCATAGACATCACAACCAGAACAATTATATACTCGTTTAGCAGTGTAACATATATCCAATCCCAACTGTTCTAATGTCTTCTGCCTATCACTACCAGTAACAAGATAGACATCATGGTGACGACAGAATATAAGAAACGGAGCCCAGAATTCATGCTCAATCTTTTTGCGACTGGGAGTAAGAGTCCCATCCACATCAAAAATAAATTTTTTCACTTTAAATTAATCAGAGTCTTGGGTCTTACCCTTTTTTCCTATATTATACTTCTGTTCTAAAATCCAATCACTTTTATCTTTATACGCTAAAACTTTAATCTGATTAAGAGGAGCTATGTCTGTAACAGTATCTTCATTTACTACTGAGATTAAACCCCAATCAGAAAGAAGACGAGCAATACGATTCCGACGCTGAACGTCGTTAACAGTAAGGTTAGCGTGTTTTCCATCAAGGGCAAACAACTCCTTAAAATGAACTATGTAATATTTACCTTGCTTATGTAGAATATGGCAAGATTGATAAAGTTTCTTTTCTTTTCTTGATGCTACACCAATTCTTGTTAGGGTTTCCCTAACCTTTAAGAAATCATCTGGTTCATTTAAAACCACCTCAAGCATTTTATCTTGAGCCCACTCCACAGTAGGTTCCACCGTTGCAGTCATTTCATTCCTCCAGTATCAAGTCGTTGTTTAATAAATTTAATCTGTTCGGGGGTTAATATTTTCAAAGCTTGTGATGCTTTTTCGTTACTATAACCATAGTATTGTTTAATGATTTCAAGATCTGTGACTTTATCCTTTCGGAGCCAGGGACTGAATCTCTTCTTTTTCCTAAGTGTATTTAGATAAAACGAATATTGCATATCTTTATCAAGGAAAGAATATTTATTCATCTCATTTACAAACAACACACAATCAAGATTACCAGACAAACAACGATTAATAATATAAGGAGCATAACCCTTTATAGCATCAGGATCTTCCTTCACTAAATTCTCTTTAGTAAAGTTAATAGAATTTAACCAGTCTTTTAATTCAATACTCATAATCTTGTAGTCTCTCAATATACTGATAGATTAAATCCATCTTAAATTCATAAGTGGATCCATTTTCATCCTGTAGATAAAAAGGCATCTTTGGATAAAGAGATCTGAAATAATAATACTGATTGATCATCATGTAATCATCATCAATCCATCTCTGTCTTTCTAATTCTTCTTCAGTCATAATGTATGATAGGGATCAATTTGTTCACCATATTCATCCACATCTCTAAGCAAATTACTAAACCTTTCATCATCTTCAGCCATTCTTTGCTCACCCTTTGTAGTATAGTGTATCACAATTGGATTAAAAAACTCTTCATGCTTTTGTTCCACGTATCCTTGTGTAACATCTTGAGCAGCAAAAAGACCTGGATACACTCCTATTCTACTTAAGATAACCCATAAAGCATACTCATCTAATATACGTGGATTAGGAACTGGATAAGGTATTTTACCATTTTTAAGTCTAAACATTAACTCAAGCAACTCATCAAGTCTATCAATAAAATTTAAATGAATACCATTCCTGAATAACATTACTCCAGTACAATATTTAAATATCTGATCCTCACCACCCAAATCTCTTATGCATTGATCAACATTATCAAGTGCTTTTCTTATACCCTTTCCTCCTCCAATGTTTGGATCATGACGGAAACCAAACTCTTCTCTACCAAATACATCTGCATAATTGTAATGATCAAAAAGATATTGAACATCTCCATGAAAAATAGTATCAGAATCTAGATAAAGAATATTAGCATCTACATAAGTTCCTTTTCCATCCTCAAAATATTTAAGATTAAACCATTTATAAATGAATAACATACCATGATTAGGTTGTTCTTCAAATGATCTTACACAAATATTAAACTCACTGCGGAAAGAAAGAGGAATAAAATCACGTTCATCACAAAAAAGATAAACAGGTATCTTTTCATTAAACTGTCTTAAAGATCTAATACTATGCTCAAGACGTTTTAATTCATGATCATTAACATGGTCATGATCACTAACTACATAAGAATAAAAAACTACATTAGTCATTTCTTTTTCATTTCTAATTTTTGTTGTTCTAATCTTTTTTTCTGACTCTCTTCATACTTTGTTTCAAAGCAAAGTTCTTGACATATCGGTCTAGGCCATGGATTGAGTGCTAATGATACTCTATCACCAATATAATTTTCTTCTACATTATGACGTATTCCTGGTCCAAATACAACTAGTCTATTTGTTTTGGGTGTGATCTTTCTACCATCTTCAAACTCCAATTTACCTCCGTGCAAATCCTCATCAACATAAGGATAGTATACCATAGAACAAAGAGGATAGGAAGTTTTATTCTGTGTTAAATTCATTCTATCATCTTGATCACAGTGCCATCCTGCAGGGCGAGTGTTAATGCGAATCCATGTTTCATATCCAATAGCAGATGTTATATCAATATACTTACCACCTATCTCCAACAAGCTCATACATTCTTTTTTACATGGATGATCTTGATCCCAATCAAACCAATATATATCAAGATCATCTATGGGAGGAGCC